CTGTTAGTGTTGCTAGTCCTGTTCCGCCATTAGCGACTGCAAGCGTACCTGCAAGGGTTACTGCTCCTGTTGTTGCTGTATTTGGTGTTAAGCCTGTTGTACCTGCGCTAAATGAGCTAACATTAGCAGTATTTGGATTTAGCAATTGAAATTGTGTGCCATCGTAAACTACTTGAACTACAGCGTTTATAGCAATGTCACCAGATACCAAAGCAGTCGTGCCATTTTTAGTGACAGACTTAGCACCAATAGCATTAATGTTTAGCGTTACTGCGCCTGTATTGCTTGCCGCCGCTACGAAAAAGAAGCGTTGACCTGTTACATAGGTTGACATGCCTAAAGCTGCTGTAGCCGTGATTGTGTTAGTTCCAGCAGGGCTTGTTAGAAAAGTAAAAGCTGAATCTTGCACTTGACCTGCACTAGCGTATTGATTACGAACTGTCGCATCTGCTACGTTAGTATGCTTATAGCCACCCATAGGCAAATTGCCTGTAGGAGTCGTTTGTCCATCTGCTGAAAGAGAGCCTGTAAGAGCAGTAGCAATGTCGTTAAACGTGTTATTGGTAGTGGTTGATGATATGGTAGTGCCTGTGACTACAGGATTACCTGCTGGCAGGTTATATGTGCCTGAACCGTTACGTGCCATTTATTGCTCTCCTTGATTTTGTGCTGGAACAGATAACATTCCACCTTGAATTAATTTTTTCAGCATTTGACCTTTTTCAGAAGGTAATTTATTAGCCAAATCCATAAGTCTTGCTGCTTCTTGTGGATTTAATAAAGCTTCAGCAAGTTTTTGCTGTAATGCTTGATTTTCACCTTTCATTAAATTACTTGGAGATAATAAATTAAACCCTAATGGAGCATGACTTAATAAAGCATCAATTGTTTTTATAGTTGCATTAGTTAATTTTGGCGTTGCTGATTGATTAATTAAACTATTCATAGCTAAATTTTGAAAAGTATTAGAGCCAACACCTTTGCCAAGTACGTCTGCATTTGATTTTCTAGCTAAATCTCTACCAACATTAGTTAATGTTTCCATTTGTTGAGGAGTCATTAATTTTTCAATTGGTTGCTGAAATCCTGTAGCTTGTTTAACTGTTTGCAATGAATCTGTTAATGCTTTTGCATATTTAGCTGCTGTTTCTTGTCCTAAAGCACCAAAATTACTTATAGCAGGTTCAATTTTACTTAATAAATTTTGGCCTACTTTCATTTGATTAATAGGCTTGCTCATTTCAGCAAATTTATTATTAGCTTCTAAAAATCCAGCGCTTTGATTGTCTAGCCATCCCATGTAATCTTTTTTTAATCCCATTAATTCAGCTTGTAAAGGACTTCCAGGCACAGCATTTTTAATTTGTTCATCAATACCTTTTTTAAGGTTTAATAAATCTTCACCTTTAATCCGCCTGCCAACAACAGTTTCAGCAGGTTTTGGCAATTCTCCCACTCCTATTTTTCCAATTAATTCACCAAATTGCTGTGGAGTTTGATTGTATTGTTTTAATTGAGATTGTTCAAAAGCATTATAATTTAATGGATGTGCTTTGCTTCCGTTAATTTCATTGTGAATAAGATTGGTTAAAGTTTCAACACCGCCGTCTACTTCATTTAATGCTGTTGGTGGCAAATATCCACCTTCTACAGCTATTTGAACCGCATCATCTAAACCACGGCCTTTTTTAGTAAACAAACCTACTGTAGCGCCAGATTTTCTAGGCACTTTTTCACCCGTTACATCTAAAATATGTTCAGTATTAATGCCACCAGTTTTCTTTAAATAACCAGTAATTCCCATAGGCTCTTTTTCAAGACCTACTTTTTTAGGCATAGCTTCTACTGTTTTAATTAATGATGGAATTTCATGTTCACTTATTTGACCATATTGAGGAGGTTCAATTACAGGAATATCAAATTTAGTGCCACGAATTTTTGCAATTTTTTGAGCTTCTTGTAAAGCTCCTGAAGAATTCATCCTTACTAATAAATCATTTAATTCATTGCCACCAATAATATGAGTTTCGCTAAAAGCTTTATACATAGGCTCTGTAATTGTTTCTCTAGCTTTTTTAGATGCCTCTAATGCTGCTGAATCTTTAGCTATGCTTTCTATTGCACCAATTCTTGCTGCTTTTTGCTCTAATTCTCTAGTTGTGTAATCTGATGGAAAAGCTGATTTAGCTGCACGTTGCAATGCTGATATACCGCCACTTTCAGCAACTTCTGCAGCAGTAGGTTTGCTGCCGGCAATAAGCTCTTGTGCCATTTTTAATCTTTGAGCAACTGCTGGCGCTTCTTTTCCTGAAACTGATTGCAAAGTTCTACCTACAATATTTTGTTTTCCTGATTCAGTTAAAGGTTCAATAATAGATTTTACAGTTTTTGCAGTTCCAATTGTTGCAGGAACAATTCCACCACTTAAACCACCCATTGCAATATTTTCAGTACGACTTTCATTGCCAATTGTAGGTTGTAATGCACCATAAGCTGCACCATAACCAATACCACCTAAAGCAGACGTTCCTCCAGGTAAAAACGCTAATGGCAATGCAGTAGCAATTCCACCAGCAATAGCGCCCACAGGAGCTTCACTAGCAATTACACGGTTTTGACGTATTTTAGATGTATCATATTCTTTTCTAGGCAATGGTTGAGAGCCTGTATATGGAATAGGAGATATTTCGCCTGTTTGTGGATTTTTAAATTGATACGGAGTAGTTATTTCATGCGCTAATTGCTTTACACCTTCTACTAAATTAGATGGCCCAGTCATTGCGCTTTCAAGATTGCGTTGCAACCAATTTTCATTTTGCAAGCGTTTACGCAAAGCAACATCTTTTGTTTGTTGAGCATTAATTTGTGAATAATTTATATTGCCTGATTCTTCTGTTTTAGCTTCTTTATATGCTTGAGCAACAGTATTAAATTCAGGCGTACCTTTTTTAGATTGATTTGCTACAATCCATTGTGCGTAATCATCTGCATTTGCCATATTATAATCCTAAAATTGCATCAGCTTGTGAACGTGCAGCACTTGGCGCACCTTGTGGTTTAATTGAAGGTGATAAGTATTTATCAAAATCTTTTAAATTTGTTGATTGTTCATATTGTTGACGTAAACCATTTAATTGACCGTGCATTAAATCTTTATAAGTATTAATTACACCACGTAATTGAGCTGGGCTATTTGCTGATTGAATAGTTCGTGCAGCTTCTTCACGGTCTGCAACACCACCACCAGAACCAACAACAGCTTTTACAACTTCATCTGCTACAATCTTTTTAGCTGCATCAAAATTAACTGGAGCTACTTGACCTGTTTGTGATTTCCAAGCATTAGCGGCTTTGTTTAACAATTGTACATTGCCTGTACCAAGCGCATCTGCAAGGCCTCCAAGCGTATCTAAATGGCTTGTAGCTACATTTAATGAACGAACTGTACTACCTAACTTGCCTGTATTAAAATCTTGAACGGCTTTCTTTTGATTGCCAAAACTAGCGCCACTAAAATCAGGATTCATATCTTTTACACGGCTCATTACTTGTTGACCCCAAGGCGTTTTCATAGCAAACCCACTTAATGGCTGAATTTGACCACTTGCTATCATTGATGCTGTGTTTTCTACGCTAGTTCTATCAACAGGAGCTTCAGGTTTAAATGCAGGGCCAGATGCAATTGTTGACCATGTTTGTGTATTAGGATTAAATTGTTGCGTAACTTCATTTGAGCCTTGACGCATATTTCGAACAATAGGCGCTTGTAAAGGTATATTAGTTTCTTTAGCAATAGCAGCTTTATATGTTTCTCTACGAGGGTCATTTTCTGACAACATATTCATTTCTTCTGTCAATTTTCCAATATTAGATAAAACAGTACGGTCTGGTTTATTAGGAACTTCAAATAATTTTTCGCCTTTACGATTAAATCCAACAGAACCTGGCGATGCAATAATAGGCGCTTCTTCTTTGCCATATTGCGACATTTGATTTTGAATTAATTGTGGCGCAAGTTCAGGCATAGCTGATATAGCTTTGGCCATAAACTCTTGTTGATTGTATGGTTGACGAGTAGTCTGCTCTACGCCAGGCATATTGCCAGCTTCGTTATAATCCACAGACGCAGTAACTTCTTTACCAGCCAACAAATCGGCTAATTTAGCTTGTTTAGCTTTTTGATACTCACCAAATTGATTTAGCGCTTCTTTTTCTTTTTTATTGCCTTGATACGCATTAATGCCACTAGCTAAATATTGTGTCCATGATGGTGCTACATAGTGGCCTGATACCATTTGACCTTGCGGCAGTTCTTGTTGCTGCAATGCTTCAGCCATTTTAAGTCTGCGTTTTAACTCCATTTGCATGGCAGTATCGTCAGCAGGAAGTGCTGTTTCTTGCATAGGTGCTGTATTGTTGCCAAATTGAGGCATATAATCCATAAAAGCCATGTTAGTATGCTCCTGCAATTGCTTTGCCAGCGTTCATTAAACCACCAAAGAAACCTGCTGTATTTGCATTGTTTGCATTGTTTGCTGCTAATTGAGCATTGTATTGTGCGCCTGTAGCGCCAAGAATATCAGCACCATTTACGTTAGCTTGTTGAGGTACGCTTACATAATTAGGATTTTGCACTTGTGAGCCTGTACGCAAAGCATTAATGACGTTAATAGGCTGCATTTGATTATATGCTTGTTGATTAAATGCTTGTTGATTAGCGCCCATGCCTACATTCATTCCACTTGTAATAGCACCAAGTTGACGGTCATTTTGACCCATTTGCAATGTACGTTTAGCGTTGTTATAAGCCTCTGTACCTTGTGCAATACCTTGATTGGCTAATTGTGCATCTGACATTTCATTTTCTTGTGAAATTTGAGGTGCAAGTCTACGCATAATGGCGTCAGAGTATGTCTCGCCTGGATTAATGCCGATTTGTGGTAATGATGACATGTCAACGCCTGGCTTTGCCAATAAACCGCCAGCGTAATCTAAACCTTGTTGCGCTGTGTTTAACAAGCCTGAACTTAACCCTTGATTTTGTTCTAGTATTTTTTGTTGTGCAGGTGTTAGCGTTTGATTGGCTGTATACATATCATTGCCGTAAGAATCTTTACCGCTAATTTTGTATGTTAAATTGCCATAAGGCGTTACTTGATTGACTCGATTAGCAGCAGCAGTAGCACGAGCAGCTTCTAAATTGCCAGCAGCAGTTTGTTGAGCAGCGCCAACATAATCAGGCGGTGGTGGTGCGTCTGATTTTCCATTGTATCCAGGATGTTTTAATACACCATAACTAAATTTACTATTGAACATTTATCTACTCCAGTTAAGCATTTTGCAGTTTTCAGGCCATAAAGTCATGATAAGCATATCACCGTTGCGACCTGCGTCTTTTAAAGTTGTTTCTATTACAAACCCAATCTTGTGATTAAGTTTTATTGCTTTATGGTTATCAGCTTCAACGGTAGCGGTAAAACGTTTAACCTTGCATTGATTAAAAATATAATTAGCTATTGCAAACCAATATTCTCTTGTAGGCGGTGAATCAATGCGCTGATGACCAAACATATTATTACCGTTGTAATTCTCAAACGCTGTGCCAGCAACAATAATACCATCTACCTCCCATCCAAGAGCAGTCATGCCTTCAGTAAAAGCACCAATCTTTTCCATAACCCAGCGAGCAACGTGTTCGCCTTGAACAATCATAGGATTGCGCCACCTTCAATAACTAAATCGGTAGATACCCATCTTACTTGAATACCTGAGCATGATGTTTTAACAATAGGCGCACCATAATAACCTACGCCATTTAAACCTTGCCAATTTTGCAAGACTGATAAGCCACCACCCCATAAAGCTGCATCCCATATAGCACTATCCCATTTAGCATAGGTGCTAGGCGCATAAGTTAAAGATGTTGTAGGAACGTCTGTATTAAAGTCAATATTGACACCAGCAAATATAGCAGGTTGTCCATCTGTTCTAAAAATAGGGCGTGACATAGTAAAACGTTTAAGCGTACCAGCACTATTAAAGTTATTAAATGCTTGAAGTCCTACTGCTGTAATGTTGTTTACATCATCAATCGCACCAAAATAAGCATGCGCTACATAACCATTGCCGCCAAAGTAAGGCTCATCGTTAAACATTTCCATGCAGTTAGCATTCCAGCCTGTGTAGTTACACCAAGCGCCTGTAATCGTATTCATTACATATTGTTGCTGATTATTGCCTTCTTGCACAGGTACATTTAGCCACAATTGATTGATTGTAGGAACGTACATAGTCTGCCAGCCAAAGTTACTTGCGTAATTGGTGACGGCTTCTGAAATAGCGTATTGAATCTTGTCTGTAATAGCTACTCTAGGCTGCACTCGTGATGATTGCAAAGCGCCTGACAATGGCACTACGCCATCTTGCGTAATAATAAGCATATCACCAGCGTATTTATACATGCTTCTAGCACCTACAGGAGCGCCAATATCAAATACGCCTACCATTGAAAATGTAGTTGCACTTGTAGGGTCTGTGCCTTGATAGACAATAACTTGACCCTTATTTGTGATAATTACGTAATGGTCATTTACACCTGTACCTGAGTCAATTGTCCAATTGCCATGAGATACAATGTAGCCACCTTTTGTCATGAATGGGGCAATGTCTAATGCTGCTGCTGCACCGCCAATAGACTGCACAGGCAAGTACCATACTTTAAGCGTATTCTTTTCAATAAAGAATTGACGCTGTGCGTAAAGAATAGGGTCTTTTAAGTTGCTAGAAGTTACGCCTGTAATAGCTGCTGTAGACCACGCAGAGCCATTATAAAGTCTTGGGGTATCTGAGCCATTGGCCATTGATAAAAAGTTGCCACCAGACGTTGCAATGTTGCAATAGCCCCATCTTGCGTTAGTTAATCCTGTTACTACGGCTGCGCCTACTGCACCACCTGCTGTAACATCGTAAACAGATGTGCCAGCGATGGCGAATAGCTTGTTAGTGTTAGCGCCTGAGTAAGCCATTAACGTTTCTACTTGGCCTGTAATGCCTGTAGTGTATTTAATATAGCCGCTACGCAATGTACATTCGGTTGGTGATGGAAACCAATTTTCTAAAATAACAGCTTCATTGGGTTGCATAGTAGTAAGCGAATCTCTAGCGTTCCATCCACCTACAGGAGCAGGAACTGACATTGGCTGTGATACAGCTCTTTTAGCTCTTGCCATAATTATGCTCCGTAATTTGCGTCAGGTATATTTTCCCAACCAATTAATACGTTGGCTGTTCTTGGTGCAAGTGATAGTGTTGGTGAGCCTTGGTCGTTAGCTTTAGCAATGTTAAGTTGCATATCATAATCACGTTGGAAGGCTGATGTGTCAAAGCCTTTCACTTCAAAGTATTTCTTTTTCAATGCTAATACGATTAAACGGTCAGGATAAATACAAGTATCGCTGTCATTTGTAAATTGTGTTTGACCATCGCCTGTTGGTGATAATGCCCAGTTAGATGAGATGTACTCAAAGCTCAAATATTCGTTTGTAGATGTAAGAGGCCAGATTTGAAACTTCT